GACTCTTCTGCTTATACTCCAGCACCTGGGGATAAAGGAGCTGTTACTAGGCCAAGTAAATATACAAAATTTGTAAAGAGGTTAATGAAATGAAATCATTCTCTCAACATGCTAAATCTAGAATAGATAGAGAAAAAGATAAAGATAAGGTAAAACATACTCGTATGATGAATAGAGCCCGTATGAAGGATACTAAAGCCTCTGTTGCTGAGTATGGAGGTCCACCAATCTCTCGAGCAAAGTATTTAAAACAAAAGCCTATGCAAGAAGCATCATTTGCTGATAAGTCAAAGGCATCAGGAATTTCAACAGGCACTCTGAAGAAAGTTTATCAAAGAGGGGTTGCTGCTTGGAAGACAGGTCATAGACCTGGTACAACCCCCTCACAGTGGGGCCACGCGCGTGTTAATGCGTTTATAACTAAAAAGAAAAAAGGTGGTCTCAACCACGATAAAGATTTAGCTTAGGAGGCTATTATGAAAACATTTTTTCAATTAAGAGAAGAATTAAATCTAGTAAATGAATCTGCTAACGCTCTTTATGAGTCACAAGCCGCATCTCAGAAACATATGAATAAGCTGGCAGATAAAGAAGGACATCTTGGTGATCCAGAGCACATCGGCTCTCATGGCCATGAGCATGTGTATTCAACATACTGGGGTGATGGTGATGATGAAGCAACTCATTATGCAGTTCATAACACAAAAACTAACAAAGTTCATAAAGTACCAGTTGAACATGGCGGCGAACATATATCTAAAAAAGAAGTAGAACATTCAATCAATACTAACGACCCTAAAGGGCATGTTTCTGCGGGTGCTCGTAAACATATTCACAACGACCATAAAGAAGAATATGGTGAATAAAACGAGGTAAGCTATGAAAAAAGAAGATTTAGACGCAGATCCACAGTCAATGGATAATAGACGATTAAGTGCTATTGCGCGTAATCCAAATCATCCTCAGGCTACTCACGCTAAGGCTGAATTAGCTCGTCGTAGAGTTAAGAAAGCTGAATTGTCTGTTGAAGGTGCAATGAAACGCATTGCTACTACTCAGTCTAATAAAGCAGATCGTATAGCATCAGGAGGCAAGAAGGGTTTAGAAACGTTTAAGAAGAGAGAAATGCAAAACGAAACCAAAGGTGCTCCTAAAGGGTATCACTTTACACGTTCAGGTAAACTAAGAAAAGGTGATGCTGGAGCTGATGGAGATGGAGGGCCTAAGTTGCGCTCTGATCCTCTTGACAAACAGCGCTCAAAGATTCCTCCTCTACCAGAAAAGTTTGCTAATGCGGCTCAACAAGCAGCTGTAATGGCTAAGCTTAAGAAGTCCGGCAAATATGATGGTAAGGAAGCTTATGACGAACCTCAAAGTCAAGCTAAAGGTATGATGTCTCCTCTGCAAAAAGCTCGTATAGATAAAGAAAAAGCTGATCGTGATAGAGACGGTAAGCTTATGAATGTAAAATCAAAACCTAAAACGGAGGCTACTATGAAAAGCTTTAGTGAAATTTCAGTAGATAGGCTTATCAAGTACTCTAAGTCTGCTAAAAAAGATATCGATAAAAATCGCAACACGGTTAAGACAGCACTTGACCAACCCGCTTCTCCTAAAAAAGCTAAAGCTGGAGTGGATGCTATGTCAAAATTACATAAAAGATCTAAAGGATCTGATATGTATGTAAATAAAATGACTGGTCGTTCTAAAGTTAAACCAACAGCGTCTGATGCAGAATATCATAAAACACTTGCAAATACAAAAAATGGTGATCAAGGTATTGAAGCTTTAAAAAAGAAACATGGTATGTCTCACGATAAAGCTACGAAAACATTAAACAGACTTATGGGTATGAGTGAAGCTTCAATTAACGAGCTTGATAATAAAACTCTTACACACCAGACAGTAAAGCCACCGAGTCATACTAAAAAGTATTCTGGGAAAGATTCTCGTGACACAAATAGCATCAGGGCGCCGGGTGATGAGAGTCATACTGTAACGAGTAGTCAAGCAGATGCTCATGATAAAACTGCTGCACATCACATTGAGGTTGCGGATGCTCATACAAAGGCAGGCGAAAAATCTTCTAGTCCAACTTTACAAAGATTGCATCACCAAGCATCAGTCCATCATAAGAAGGCAGCAGAAGCACACTTTAATGCTTCTCATTCTAGTTCAGGTGCAGATAAAGATGGTTCTATTCAAAAAAAAGCAAAGGATATGCATATGGCATACCATCTAACTATGCATGCTAACAAGATGTCTCAAGAAGCAAGAAATAAGGGTACTAAAGCAAAGCGTATGAATATTGAATCAACTGTATGGCCAGTATATACGCGGATCATGGAGATTTCAAATAAAACTCTTACAAGATATGCGATGAGTGCTGATAACGATGTACAAAAAAGAAGATCAAATCGTCCAGCTGGCAAAGGCGACGAATCAGATCCTAAGATTGGTAAGCGTTTAGATAAGATCAACCTTGCTCATAAAAAAGGTGCATTCAAAGAAGAATCAGTTAATGAGCTTGATAAAAAGACTTTAGGTTCTTATATTAAGAAAGCAGGACCTGATGCTGTAAAGCAAACAGCACAAGCAAAACGTCATTCAGATGCAGGTGATATGGCTGATAAAGATAAAGATATGTATAAACATTATGGCAAGTCTCAACGTGCTATGGATAAAGCTAAAAATCGTGAAAAGGGTATTAGTAAAGCAGTAGATAAACTTACAAAGGAAGCTACTGCAGATCCAGCCACGGTACGTATGATGAAAGACAATCCACACATGATAGGTCAAGACGGTCCAGGTGGAATGAAAGGCTTAAAGAAAAATACACAAAAGAAAGTAAAGCAAACTCTTAGTAAAGATGCTATGAGCTTAGCCAGGATTCGTAAAGTGCTTAATCGTGATAAAAAAAATGATTAAGTTTAAGACCTTTGTTAAAGAAGCTAAGGCAGGAGATTGTCCTCCTGGCCAATACTATTGTCAAAGGACTCTTACTTGCAAGCCTATTCCAAAGGGCATGAAGAAAAACGATGGTGGTTTTCTTGTTAAAGAAGCTAAAGATCCAAGTGAATACGATCAAGAAGGTGATATGGCTAAAACTCAGCTAAAAACAATGATAGATGCAGCTCAAGAACTTAATGATATGTTGGGAGATGATGACAATCTACCTGAGTGGGTACAGAGTAAAATTACCAAGGCAACTGACTATATTGACTCTGTAAGAGATTACTTGAAAAGTGAATCAGATGATTAATTTAAAAGCTTTTTTAGAGGAAAAGGATTCTAGGCTGGCGCGTGCAGGTGTGTCTGGGTTTAATAAGCCAAAAAGAACACCAAGCCATCCCAAGAAGTCTCATATTGTTGTTGCTAAAGATGGTGGTAAAATTAAGACTATTAGATTTGGTGAACAGGGTGCTTCTACTGCAGGTGAGCCTAAAAAGGGTGAATCGGATAAGATGAAAGCCAAGCGCAAATCATTTAAAGCTAGACATGGTAAGAATATCGCTAAAGGTAAAATGTCCGCTGCATATTGGGCTGATAAAGAAAAGTGGTAATCTAAATGGCTATAAGTAAGTATCTCGCAAACACTCATCTTGCTGAAAAAGTAGATATGTCGGAAGGTAGAGTTCTTAATACAGATTTTATCCATAAGTTTGGTAGAAATCCAAATGTAGGTGGTGCACCAGAAACCATTTGGATGCAAGGTGGGATTTATTCATATTTGACTTCTCCTTCTACTGTTTATGTTACAAGTAATGATGCTGCTGATGCTGCTGCTGGAACTGGAGCAAGGTCCGTTACAGTTCAAGGATTGGATGTAAACTATCAAGAAGTAGAAGAAACATTAACAGTAGGCGGATCTGTTTCAACGGTAGAATTTTTAAGAGTGTTTAGAGCTTTTGTTGTTGACTCAGGATCAGAAGGAACAAATGTTGGTGATGTAAAGGTTACAACTGGAGCTGGTGGAAGCGGAACAGTATTAGCAGATATTGGCACCATAGGAACTGGAACAACTTTTGGATTGGGGCAATCACAACTTGCTTTATACACAATTCCAGCACATTGTACTGGATACTTAATAACTTGGAATGTTGGTATAGGCGCTTATAACAGTACCGCTACGGTTTCGTTGTATACTCGTGTTTTTGATACTGGATATGAAAGTTTTAGAACAAGAGATATTATGGATGTACCCGGGGGGTTTCACACAAGAAATTACAATGTACCAATTAAAATACCAGCAAGAACTGATATTGAAGTAAGGGCTATTGCTTCTACTGGTTCTGTAATTAGTGCCTCCTTTGATCTTGTACTAGTAGAGAAGTAAATAAGCTTATAAAATATTATAAATACAAGGAAGAATAAGTAATTAGGAAATACCATGGCACCCGAGGACACGACATCAATAAGGCTCGATAGAATTGAGATCAAGCTAGATACGTTAGCGGATGCTATGATTGCGTTAGCACGCACTGAAGAAAAGTTGGGGGCCTTGAAAGAAGATCATGATAGAGCCTTTGAAAGAATGAATAATCATTCTAGGAAGTTAGATGAGATAGAGCGTAAAGTTGATGAAAACGCTCATACAGTAAAACTTATTAATAAACTATTCTGGGTAGCTATTGTTGCTATTGCAGGGTCAATCGCAGCTCAACTTTGGATGTAAGGAGATACACATGAGCGAAGTAATGTCGAAGTTGATGGAGGCGTACTCAACAGTCAACGAAAATCAAAAAGCAGATTTGGCTAAGAAACTAGCTAAAGCTGCGGCTAGTTCTGAGAAGGGTAAGGCAGCGGTAACGCTACCTAAAGCACCTTTTGATATTCCGAAAAAGGTAGAGAAGATGCCTATTCAGAAAAAAGAAGAAGGTCTAGATTATAATCCTGCTAAGGGTGAATATAATCAACCTAAAGGTAAAGAAGTTGGTAAAAGAGTCGGAACACGTGAAGCTATGGATCCGGTAGATAAAAAAGAGCTTAAAGGTAAGCATGCTGATCGTGATGATAAAGATATTGATAATGACGGTGATGCAGATGCGTCTGATGAATATCTCCACAATCGCCGTAAAGCTGTCTCAAAGGCAATGAAGGGTGAAAGCTTAGTAGCTCGTATCAAAGGTAAAATGTCTGAAAAGGACGATGAGGTAAGTATGAATCCCAAAAAGGATAAAAGAGAAAAGAATTCTGATGCAAGGATGGCTCAGGAATCTGTAGTTTATGCTCGCATCTTAGAAGCCCGTAAAATGAAAGCTGCTGCTGATGAGGACGGAAAGCACACTAAGAGTGCAACTGATCAAGAAGAGATGGGTGATAAGCAAGCTTCTTCTAAAGGTGCTCAAGATATGATGAACACCCCTAAACAGGTAATAGACAATCCTGAAGCTTCAGGTGATGAAGTAAAGAAAGCCGCAGATGCGGGGCCAAAGGCTGCAACTCGCAAAGGTGATAATCAAGCAGGTGATAAGAAAATTATCCCATCTGCTACTCCAGCAAAAGGAATGTAATATGACAATTAAACCTCCAGCATGGTGTGTAGGAGCTGTACCTGAAATGAAAAGGGGTTGGGTAGATCCTAATTCTAATGAACTTTTGGTATCGTCTAGATTTACACAAGCTCAGATTGACGAATTTTATGGAGTGCCTTCTTTTCAAACTATTCAAGATATGAATCAAGAAGGTAAGATTCAAGCTGAGATGAAACGTTTAGGGTATTCAGATGATGATACTACATTTACAGATGTGGCGGATACACCTAATGAGTTAGATCTAGAATCTATGACTAAAAAGCAGTTAGAAGATCTGGGAAGAGATCATGGAGTAGAGTTAGATCGTAGAAAGAGTAAAACCACTCTTTTAAAAACCATGAAGGGTATCCTATCTAAATAGTATAAACTTATTTGGGGTACCTATGAAATTATTTGATACACTTACAGATGAAAATTTTCATCTTTATGCGATTAAGCATTACTATAAACCAAACGTAATTGATGTAGAAGAATTTTATGAAGATTTAAAGCGATTTAAATATCTTAAAAGACTTTTCTATAGATATGCTAACAATAATAAACTATCTGAGAGATTAATTCTTAATCATTTAATAATTACCTTTAACGTGTTTGATATTAAACCTTGTTTAAAAATGCTTGAATTTCAAATACCTGAGGTTTATTGGCCTATATTAAAACCGTTTTTAATTTATCTTAATCATATTAGAAATAATGAATATATTGACATACCATTAGATAAAACAGTAGTAGAGAAGTTGAGGAAAATATAATGGGAATTATAAAAAGGGCTGGGGATCTAGTCTACACATTTAGATTTCTTAGACTTCTTACTACTGCCTTTGAAGATACGGCAGCTTATAAAGCTGGTATAATAGATAAAGATGGTAAGCGCAATAAAGAATTTACTCTTAATACTATGGATAATCGCGATATCTATAGAGATGCTTACACCCCTTTTCATAGGTTAGTTTTTAATATTAAGAAATTAATTGCTAAAGCTCCTGGAGGAGGATCTAAAGTAGCATCTTACGCAACTGCTTTATATCTAATGAGAGAGCATTTTAGTATTACTGATAAACAGATTGCTAAAGCTCTAAAAGAAATGAACATAGATACTTTAGATTTTTTATCAGAACAAACTGAGTGGTTTATATTAGAAGATCAGCAGCTATCTCCTGGAGTGTATAAAGTATTAAATGAAAAGGTTATTAATGACACTTTGGAAGAAGTTGTTAAGCCTAGAGATAAAGTTATAATTAGAGAAGACAGCTATCCTATAGGAGATATGTTTGGGTTAAATATTTACGAAGCTGTTCATGTAAAAACAAAGAAAAGAGTTTACGTTTCTGTAGCGGAGTTAGCTAGATGATACCTAGATGGAAAAGAGCTGGACCTGACGGAGAAGTAGAGATTACTATAAAAGGTCAGCGATACAAAATTGAAAAGGCTTTAGACCATAATCTGCGTCATAAAGGCGAATACAAAATTATGATGTGGGATAAGCGCTCACGAGACTGGGAGTGGGACAACACAGTTCAAGGCAAGGGCTATGCTAAAGAAATTGTTATGGACAAACTAGATGAAAACTTCCAAGACGGCCGCAATCCTCAAGACAAAGGTGATAGTGCTAGATATGGTATTCCAAAAAAAGCTTCTATTTCAGATCTAAAGAAAATTAGATCATCCTCTACAGCAAGTAAGCGTAAGAAGCAATTAGCTCATTGGCAGATTAACATGCGGCAAGGGAAAGCTAAGAACGAAGAAGCTATGACAGCTGCAGATGCTGGCATACCTCACGATACAGCTAATATGGGCCCTTCTAGACTTCCTATTAATATTTTACGTAGAGGCATTGGCAAACCAATTAATGTAACAGATCGTCGCAGACGTAAGGATAAGACTCCTGTACTGTTAAAGAAGTTTAGAAAGTATATCGATGGCTAAAGTATATTTATTTTTATTTCTTGTTTCTCTTTTGTCGGGAGTAGGATATACTGGTTATAGCTATTATATCTGGTCTGAACAAACAATAGGAACTCTCAGAGAGAATAATGTAAAATTAAAGACAGCAGCAGAAACACTCCAAGCAACTGTGGAGAAAATGGCAGCTGATCAAAAGAAAAACGAACAATTAAATAAAGATTTAACCAAAAGATTGCAGCAATCTCAAGAGCATTTAGATAAGCTTAGAGGGGTATTTGCTAAGATCGATTTGACTATGGAGGCATTAACGAATGCACAAGGACTTGAAGACAGAGTTAACAACGCCGTTAACAAACTTATTGGACGGATCCAAGATGAAACTACTCCTCCTTCTGATGAGCCCGATGCTACTGACAGCGTGTCTGGGGAGCAGAACTCCGGAGGCTGATGTAGTAGTAACTACTCAGTATCAAGAACAGAATATCCCTATTCAGGAAGCCCCTAAAGCTGTTCAGTTTCCTCCCGTAGACTGGTTCGTTATTACAGAAGAGAACCTAGAAGCAAAGATTGCTGAGATTAATACCAAAACTGGTAATGTAGTGGTTTTCGCTATTACTCCAAAGGGATATGAGAACCTTGCTCTAGGCATTGCAGAGCTTCGTCGCTATGTAAAAGATCAGCAAGCTATTATTGCTTACTATGAAGAAGCATTAACTCCAGATCAGCCGCAATCTGAGACTTTATCAGAAGAAAATTAAATATATTTTTTTTCAAAAACACGTGAAATACCTGTTTTACAATGTTTGATTTTAATATATAATACACTAATAAAATAACAACATATCATACCTGCGTAGGAATATGCTTACGCGGGCATATATACTTTTCCCGAGAGGTTAATAAATGCTAAAAGTCGTTCAGTCAAACCGTGAAGTAGATACAAGACATATTATGTCGCAAGCTAAATTTTATGAGGGGTATAGTAGATGGGACGACAGTAAAGACAGATATGAGTCTTGGGATGAATCAGTATCTCGCGTAATGGAAATGCATAGAGGTTTTTATGCAGATAAAATGTCTCCAGAACTATCTCTATTAATTGACGAAGCAGAAGCAGCATATAAGCTTAAGTATACTCTCGGAGCCCAACGTGCTTTGCAATTCGGTGGTGATCAACTGATTAAGCATCAGATGAAAATGTATAATTGTACATCTACCTATGCTGATAGACCAAGATATTTCTCTGAATTGTTATACATTCTGCTCTGTGGTGCAGGAGCTGGCTTTTCAGTGCAAAAGCATCATGTAGGTAAACTGCCAGATTTACAAGAACGTAAGAAGCAAGCTAAAGGGTGGGTAGTAGAAGACTCAATTGAAGGCTGGGCTGATGCTCTTGGCGCTCTTATGTCATCATACTTTGTTGGGGGAGGTCAGTTTCCAGAACTGGAAGGTCGCAAAGTATATTTCGACCTAAACCAAGTTCGTCCTAAAGGTGCTATGATTAATGGAGGCTTTAAAGCCCCCGGTCCTGAACCGCTCCGCAGGGCTCTCGATAAGATCGAGCACTTAATTCAGTCACGTATTTTAGCTGGTGAAACCCGTCTACGTCCTATTGACGTGTATGATATATCTATGCATGCAGCTGATGCTGTGCTTGCTGGTGGTGTTAGACGTTCTGCTACTATCGCTTTGTTCTCATATGATGATACTGAAATGATGACAGCTAAAACTGGTAATTGGTTTGTAGACAATCCTCAGCGTGGTCGTTCAAACAACTCTGCTGTAATAGTACGTGACGAGATTAGTAAAGAAGACTTCTCTAAGTTTATGAGCTCAATTAAAGAGTTCGGTGAGCCTGGATTCTACTTTGTAGAAGATAAAGACTTCACAACTAACCCTTGTGTTGAGATTGGCATGTATCCTCAGATTGATGGTAAGTCAGGTTGGCAGGGATGCAATTTAACTGAGATTAATGGTGGTAAATGTAATACTCCAGAAGAGTTCTATAAGGCTTGTCGCGCAGGTGCTATTATGGGTACTCTACAAGCTGGGTATACAGACTTTAAATATCTTGATGAGACAAGTAAAGAGATCTTTGATAGAGAAGCTCTGTTAGGAGTTTCTGTAACAGGCTGGATGAATAATCCAGAGGTACTCTTAGATGCTGATATTCAACGTCGAGGAGCAGAGATTGTAAAGCAAGTAAACAAAGAAGTAGCTGCTCTTATTGGTATCAATCAAGCTGCTCGTACTACATGTGTTAAACCTTCCGGTAATGCTTCTGTATTGCTTGAGACTGCATCTGGTATTCATGCAGAGCATTCACCTCGCTATATTCGTCATATTCAGCTTAACAAAGAGACAGAAGTTGCTCAATTAATTGCAAAGACTAATCCTTATATGGTAGAAGAGTCTGTATGGAATGCTAACAATACAGATTACTGTGTAGCATTCCCTATCATTGCTCCAGAAGGTTCTCTATATAGAGATGAGCTATATGGTACTGACTTATTAGAAAAGGTATCACTGGTACAGAATAACTGGGTAGAGGCGGGGACAAACGTGGATCTCTGCGCTGATGCACGTATTAGACATAACGTATCAAATACTGTAACTGTTATGCCTCATCAGTGGTCTCAAGTAGAAGATTATGTCTATAAGAATAGAAACTCATTTGCTGGTATATCTTTTTTAGCTGGTATGGGTGATAAAGACTTTAACCAAGCTCCTATGACAGAAGTACTCACAGAAGATCAGATTGTTAATCGATATGGTAAAGCTGCTTTGTTTGCATCTGGCTTGATTGTAGATACACGCAAGTCTGGTTTCCGTGATCTATGGGATGCTACTATGCAAGCTCAAACACCTGCTGAGTACCGAGGAGAAGTATCTGATCTAAACGCTGAATGGATTCGTCGTTTCAAGAAGTTCGCAGATAACTATTTCATGAATGATCTTAAAGAAGCAGAGTATTGTCTCAAGGATGTTTTTTTGCTACATAAGTGGACTAAGGCACAACAGAACCTATCACCTATTGACTTTGTATCTCAGCTAGAGATTAAAAAGTTTACTGATGTAGATACGATTGGTTCAGCAGCTTGTGTTGGTGGAGCTTGCGAAATAACGTTTTAGGAGAAAACATGGAAGAAGAATATTGGACTGAATGCATTGCCTGCGACACAGAATCGCAGGTGATGGTATTAGATAACGATGAAGAGCCTCAATTCTGTCCAATGTGCGGCTCTCCTATGCAGTTTGAGCGACTAGAAGAAGAGTGATAAATATAAATAATCTTAAGAGGAATTATTTTTATGCTAACATTAAAAACTTTTATAGCAGAAAAGTCAAGGGCTACACTGTATCACGGAACTCCTGCAGAGAATGTTGCGGCTATAATAAAAAATAAAAAAATTGATCCTTCTGAACATGGGCATACCTCTACTACAAGAGATAAGAAATACGCAGCTGCTCATGATATAGGGTGGGATGCACATTTTCATATTAACCATGACACATTAAAACATCATAGAAAAGTTCAACCTACAGATTTCCATATGGGAGGTTCTATAGGTAAAAAAGATCATAATAGGCATGATCATGATATGAGAGATCCAGATTTTAAAAGATCTGAATCTGAAGAAAGTGTTAAAGGTTCTATTCCTATGAAACATGTAAAACAAATTTCAATACATAAAAGTGTTGATAAGAAAACAAAGAAAGAAATAGGTAAAGCTGTTATTGCTCATGCTCCTCATATTAAGGTAAAGACATACGGTTAGAAGAAGAGTGATAAATAATCCCATCGAAAGGTGGGATTTTTTTTATGTGGATATACAATAATAATGAGTATGACGAGACGCCAGAAGAATATCAGGGGTTTGTGTATCTCATAACAGAGCTTGATACTGATAAAAAATATATTGGTAAAAAGTTTTTCTGGAAGCCTAAGACTCTCCCTATAACTAAAAGTAGAAAAAGACGCGTTAAAACTCGTGTAGAGTCTGACTGGCGTTCATACTATGGAAGTTCTAAAGAGGTGCAGCAGCTAGTAGAAGACAAAGGCTCAGATAGCTTTAAACGTGAAATACTACGGCTATGTAAGACAAAGGGTGAATGCTCATATTTCGAAGCTAAATACCAATTTGACAATGATGTGTTGCTTCGCGACGATTTTTACAATGAATTTATAGGATGTAAGATTCATAGTAAACATTTAGAGAAGAGCATAAAAGATGAATACAAACGAATATGACGTAACAGTAATAAAAGTCGTTGATGGAGATACAGTTGATGTAGATATCGATCTGGGCTTTGGAGTGTGTTTAAAAGATGAGCGTGTTAGAATCATGGGCATCGATACTCCTGAGAGTCGCACTAGAGATAAGGTAGAAGACTTATTCGGAGAAGCTGCTAAAGCTAGACTCAAAGAACTTATGAAGCACGGCGGTAAACTGATTACAACAGAGAATAAAGACGGTGAGGATATGAAGGGTAAATTTGGTCGTATTCTCGGGGATTTTAAAGTTAATTATAATGGTGAGATGAAAAGGGTTACAGAGATAATGGAACAGGAAGGTCATTGCGTACCTTACTTCGGCGGCAGCAAAGAGGAGACGCAGGCTCAGCATATGAGAAACCGCACCCGTTTGTTAGCTGAAGGAATTGTCTCTCAAGAAGATTATGATAAAGCTGTAGAAAAGATGAAATAAACAGTTGCACTTCTGAGCGAACCGTATATAATAATATAGCGATATTGAGAGAGGGGATATAATGATATTAGTTGACTATTCAGCAATTGCTATTAGTAACGTAGTAACTCAAAAATTGGATATTGAAGAAGATTTAATCCGTCATATGATTCTTAACAGTCTTAGAATGCATAGAGCTAAACATCGAGAAAAATTTGGTGAGCTAGTTTTATGCATTGACGGCTCTAAGAACTGGCGTAAAGATGTTTATCCTCAATACAAACATAAGCGTAAAGATGCTCGCAAAGAATCTAAGATGGACTGGAGTGAGGTCTTTCGTATTATGAATATGGTCAAAGAAGAGCTCAAAGAGAACTTTCCATACAAAGTAGTAGAGGTAGATGAAGTAGAAGCTGATGATATAATCGGTGTTCTATGTGAAGACACTCAAGAGTTCGGCCGTGGGCAAGACGTAATGATTATCTCTGGCGATAAAGATTTTGCTCAACTTCAAAAGTATAAAAACATATATCAGTACTCTCCTATAACAAGAAAGTATATTAAAGAAGCTACTCCTCGTAAGCAACTTATGGAGCTTATTCTAAAAGGAGATACTGCTGATGGAGTACCAAATGTGTTATCAGGAGACAATGTATTTGTAGATGGTGAGCGTCAGACCCCTTTAAGGCAGAAGAAGATTGATGAACTAATAAACGATCCTAAAGCAATGGGCGAAGAAGTTTATCGTAACTATTTACGCAATAAAAAGCTAATCGATTTAACAGAAACTCCTGAACCTCTAAAGGAGAAGATTATATATAACTATGAAAGCCAGGATAAGTTGGAAAATAAAGGTAAAGTATTTCCATATCTTATTGAGAAACGCTGTCGTAGATTATTAGAAGATATAAAGGACTTCATTTGATATGGTGAATAAAACTACATTATACACCTTTGAGTGTTTAGAAAAAGTAACAAAAGCTAAAACCAAAGAAGAAAAAATAAAACTCCTCCAAGCACAAAACAATAACTGGGCATTAAAAGACTTACTCAGAGGTACTTTTGATGATACTGTAGAATGGCTACTTCCAACAGGATCAGTACCGTATGAACCCGCAGATCCGAGATCACATCCTTCCAACTGGACTCAACACAATAAGAAATTAGCTTATTTTGTTAAGAAAGGCCCTGGAGAGAAAATAATTAAAATTAAAAGAGAAAAAATGTTTTTAGACATTCTCGAGACCGTGCACCCTCGAGATGCAGAGCTTCTTGTTGGTATGATTAACAAGAAGCTGCCTATTAAAGGTGTCACAAAAGCTCTAGTAAAGGAGGCTTTTCCAAATCTAATCTTACGTTAATTTATAGGAGAAATATTTACTTATGAGTAAAATCCAACTTAATAGACTACATAAAGATTTAATAGAACTTAATAGTTATATGGAAAAAGTACGACTACGAGGTAAGTTAGACCTTTTATCTAAGTTGAAACGTAAACATGATTTTTTAAAATCTAAATTGGAAACTTCAAGCTAGGAGGGGGGACTAGCGCAAGCTAGTCCCTTTAATATATGCCAACATATACAATGATTAACATTAAGACTAAAGAAGAAAAAGATATGATTCTATCTTTATCTGAAAGAGAAGAGCTCTTATCTAAAGGTGAATATACACAGAAGCTCTCTACAGCAAAGTTTATATCTCAGCACGGTATGACAATTAATAAAGCTGGATCTGGATGGAAAGAGGTACTAGGTAAAATCTCAAAGGGGTCACCTCAAAATAAAATGAATACGTAATGCAACGAAAAAAATCTATTAATAATTCTATGTATGTTAAAATTGAAGATCTTCTTCAATTTGACCCACTAACCGCTAACCAAGAAAAAACATACAAAGCTTGGGATGATAATGATAATTTAGTATTAGTAGGGTCGGCAGGAACTGGTAAAACATTTACAGCTTTATATCTTGCATTAGAAGATGTGCTAGATAGTGATACAGAGTGGGAGCGAATAGTTATTATCAGATCAATGGTGCCTACAAGAGACATGGGATTTCTACCAGGTACTAAGCAGGAAAAAGAGGATGCGTTTACTGCTCCTTATAAATCTATTTGTAATGAATTACTAGGGGATAAATCTTCCTATAATAAAATGATAACAGCTAAACAAATACAGTTTGAATCTACTTCCTTTATTCGGGGAGTAACTTACGATAACAGTATTATTGTAGTAGATGAAATGCAAAATTTAAATTTTCATGAGTTAGATTCTGTTATTACACGAGTAGGTCGAAATAGTAAAATTATATTCTGTGGAGATTATAAGCAGAGTGATTTTAAGCATAAAGAAGAGAAAAACGGTATTATAAACTTTATACAAATACTTGAACAATTAAAAAATTTTACTGTAATTAACTTTGGATGGGAAGATATTGTAAGATCTGATTTCGTCCGAGATTATATTATGACAAAAGAGATGCTAGGATTTTAAGAGGAGACAATGGCAAAATTTACTAGATATGACCCCCGCAATAAAAAAAACGGTAAACATAAATCACAATCTGTAGATGGTTATAGCCGGATTCGAGAAGTAAGTAATAAAGATAATAAAAAATTACTACAAGAAGTGGTATATGATGATGAGAATGACTATGATGCAACCGAAAATATTCAACTCAACGGATAAAATATTTTATATACTTAATAAGCGATATGAGTACGAGCAATTAGTATCATATAGAAAAAATTATAAGCTACCTTCTTATGATAGTGATATTGAAAGTATACGATACTTTATTAATAATAGTTATAAAAGTAATAGATTTCGTAAAAATTATAAGCAGGTTTTAGCTTTAGCAGTAGAAATAATGGAATATTATAATGAAAAAACTAATCTATCAGGTATACACCGGTAAGCGTAGTAAGTTATATGATTATTGTACAAGTAGTGTAGAAAAATATGCTAAGCGTGTTGGAGCTGAATATATTGTACAGCGGCAACCTATTCTTATGATTAAACCCGATCCATTTCAAACTAATAGGAGTAGAGAGTCATATGAAAAATATGGTGGATTCCTTCCGATCTATGAAAAGGAGAATGCTTTCTCCTACCTCAAGTCGTACGATCAAGTTGCTATTATTGATGCTGATGTTTATATACGCCCTGAGTGTACCGAGTCAATTTTTGATGCTGCTGGTACTGATGTTGACTTTGCTGGTGTTCTAGAAAGAGATATGCCAACTACAAAGGCATATACTAAGAAGATTGCTAATTATTCCCGTATGCAATATGGCATGAACACTCTCAATCATTTATTTGATTGGAAGCATGCTGGAGGTGCTAATTTCTATAATATGGGCATTATGGTTTTAAATAAGTCTATAAGTAAATATTTAAAGGGAGAGACGCCTCAGCAGTTTTTACGTCGACCTCAATTTAAACCTTTTATTGACGGAATGGGAGCATGGAAGTGGTCTACTGATCAAACATTATTAAATGTATGGGTAAAAGAAGAGAAGATGAAGGTAAAGAACCTGTCTTTCCATTGGAATGGTTTATTTACTGGAATTGAAATGGATAAAATTAAAGAATGCCATTTTGTACATTTCTTTTTAAAGGATAAATTACCTACTAAAGGTGAAAACATTGAAGAACTTCTAGCACAGATTTAAAGGTAATTTGGCATGGTAAAAAATATTATACTACAGCATTTTGACGGTGAGTTAAGAGAGTTAGATAGATTGTCTATTATGAATATTCAATCTTATGCTGAAATGGTAGGAGCTGATTACAAATTAGTAACTGGGAAACCTTTTCGTAGACACCTCACATCTCCTTGCCAAAAAGTTTATATGATCGATGAGAAGTGGGATGATTATGACAATCTTTTAATGTTAGATATTGATATGTTTGCGCCTAATGGTATGACAGACAATGTTTTTAAAGAAGTTGGGATTGGATTATATGAGAATGTCCAGCA